AATAACCTACGCGAAAATCTGCTGAAAGAACTTGTCAAAACAGCGTTCTTTGGCCGCAAAGAGAACTCGAAGCTCAAAGCACTTGAAACACTCGCCAAATATTTCAAGGCAGAACTTGAGCTACCGGCAGATAGTGATCAACCTAGAGAAATTAGAATCAGTTTTACTGGTGTTTCTGCTGTAGAAGATTCTGCTAAGCAACTCCCACCTAAACGCCTTTCAATCGTGAATGAATAGCATTATTGTTGATACTCCCGTAAAGCTTCAACCGCTCTGGCAGCCTAGTAGGTATAAGGTGCTTTATGGCGGTCGCGGCGGAGCAAAGTCTTGGGGCGTCGCTAGAACACTCCTAGCAATGGGCGTACAACGAAGGATCAGAGTATTATGTACTCGTGAACTGCAAGTATCAATTCAAGATTCTGTGCATAGGCTACTATCTGATCAAATAGTTGACCTTGGGCTGGTTGAAGATTACAAAGTTGGAACGAATGTTATACGAGGTAAAAACGGCACAGAATTCTTTTTTGTTGGTTTGAGACATAATACTACAAAAATTAAGTCCTATGAAGGTGTTGATATTGTTTGGGTCGAAGAGGCTGCTACGGTTACTCGTGATTCTTGGGGTCTTTTAATCCCGACAATTAGAAAACCGGGTAGTGAGATTTGGATTACCTTTAATCCTGAATTATCTACTGATGAGACATACCAACGCTTTGTGTTGTCTCCTCCAAGTGATAGTATTTTGATTCCAATCAACTGGCGCGACAATCCCTGGTTTCCGGACGTTCTCAAAGCTGAAATGGAAGACCTGAAAGCTCGTGATCCGGTAGGCTATGAGAACATTTGGGAGGGAAAATGCCGGGCGGCTGTTGAAGGCGCGATATATGCTGAAGAAGTTCGAGCTGCAGAAGAGAATGGACGCGTTAAGCTTATTCCAGTCGATCCCTTATTGCCAGTTCATACATTCTGGGATTTAGGCTACAGAGATCAAACAGCAGTTTGGTTTATCCAGAAAGCAGGATTCGAGTACAGGGTAATAGACTTCTATCAGAATTCTTTTAAAAGTCTACCGTTTTATTTGCTGGAGCTCCAGCGTAAGGGTTATATGTATGGAACTCATCATATGCCGCATGATGCAAGGTCTAAGTCGCTTGCCGAAGGTAAAAGCATCGAAGACATGATGACAAAAGCCGGATACTCAGTAATCGTAAGTTCAAGAACTAAGCTTCATACCGGCATTCTTGCTGTTCGCGCGGTATTTCCTATGTGTTTCTTTGATGCGGAGAGAACGTTTGATGGATTGCAATGTCTTCGCCGATATAGATATAGCGCCGGACGTGATCCTATGCATGATGAATTTAGTCACGGAGCAGATGCTTTTAGAACGTTCGCCATGGCAGAATCTGTTCAGTGGGATGTAAGGCAATCAGAGCAATTGGCAATTAAAGGATCGTTTGTAAGTGAATACGATCCTTGGGAAGATAAAATACAAGAAGCTGGTTTGACTGTTTATGCACATTGAGGAGATAATAAATGCCTGGATATGTTCCTAATTACCTACCTGTGGAAGGCATAGTTTCTGGAAGTGGTAGTGAGTTGCCTCCGCCTATTCCTCCTGCTGAACCAGTTCCAGAGGAACCAGACTTCGGTATTATGATCGCAGACATGATGGCCGGCTTTAATGCCCAAATGGAGCGATTACAAAACGACTTCACCTCAAACATAGAAAACCTTAAGGCACAACAGCAAAAGATGCTTAACGATATGAAGCAAGAAGCTCTTTTGGCGCGCCGCAGACAGAAAGCAGAGATTGCGATGTTGGCGAAAAAGACCAATCTGACTGGTAATAAGTCAACCTATTCGCCTAGTCCTGGTCCAGGTATTAATACTCCTCCAGGCAATTCACTCCTTGGCGGTGGTCCGGGCGGCAAAACACTGCTTGGTGTATAATAACTCAAGGGAGTTAGGATAATGGGTTTTTCTTGGAACTGGCCTAGTGTTGTTGCAGATGTTTTTACGTTTGGTGCATATGGGAATACTATCGATGCTCAAAGAGAAGCAGAGCGTCAGGCACAGCAACAAAGAGACATTGCTAATATGCAAGCTCAGCAACAGCAAGAGCTTGCGGATCAACGGGCGGCCCTTGATAGAGAACTAGCACAGGCCCAAGCTTTACAACAGCAACAACTAGCTCTAGCACAGCTTACGTTTAATACTCAAGCAGCGATGGCGCAAGCCAGCCAGCAATTTAAGCAATCTCTTCTTACACAACAGTCAGTAATGGATCAGATGACGGAATCAGAGAAGCTTAAAATTGAGGAAGGTAAAACGAAAGATAAAACTCGCCACGAAATGACAGTTAGAGATTTGCGTCGTCGATTTGAGGGTCGCAAACCAGGGACTAGGGACACCATTCTAACTAGTCCGCGCGGCCTACTAACTGGGCAACTCCTCGGTAATCCTGAAACGGTGACATTTTGAGCGACGATAACAAAGTACAAGATCTACGACAGCTGAAAACTCAGCTTGAAATGGAGCGAGCTTCGTTTATTTCGCATTGGAAAGAGCTAGCAAATAATATTCTGCCTAGGCGCGCTCAGTTTCAGTTATCGAATTCAAACAAAGGCGATAAGCGTAATCAATCTATTAAGGACGAGACAGCTACAATAGCCGCGCGGTCGCTTAGAGCCGGCATGATGGGTGGTATTACTTCGCCGTCTAGACCATGGTTTAGGCTATCGGTGGTTGACCCAGATCTTATGGATAATGCAGAAGTAAAAGTTTGGCTTCATGAAGTCACTAGGCGCATGATATCTGTGTTTATTCGGAGCAATCTATACCACGCTCTGCCTGTAGTATACGGTGATGTAAGTGTATTTGGTACCGCGGCTTTAGGTGTTGAAGAAGATTACAGCGGCGATGTCGTTAGGTTTTATTCTTTTCCGATTGGTTCATATTGTATAGCTCAGAACGATAAACTTCAGGTAGATGTTTTTGTTCGTGATATTCGTTTAACCGTTAGGCAGTTGGTGGCTAAATTTGGTGAGGTAAAGAACGGCAAAATAGTATCGAAAAATATTAGCGAGAATGTTAAACAACGTTGGGAAGAACCGGCAGGAAAAGACCAGCCGGTTGAGATAACCCACGTAATACAGCCTAATTACAAGTGGGATCCGGAAGACCCTACAAGCTTTAGATACATTAGCTCATACTTTGAAAACTCAAATGTCGAAGATTTGTTGCTCAGAGAGGGAGGCTTTAACTACTTTCCGGCGCTTTGCCCAAGATGGGAATTGACTGGCGAAGATATTTATGGTACAAATTGCCCTGGAATGGAGGCTCTCCCAGCTATCAAACAGCTCCACAATATGGAACTTAGGTCAATTCAGGCTGTGGAGAAAATGATTAATCCGCCCATGATGGGACCGCTCTCGTTGAAACAAGCTAAAGCTAGCGCGTTGCCGGGCGATATTACTTATGTTGATGTTCGTAATGGGATGGAGGGTTTTAAACCTGTTTATCAAATAAACTACGACCTGCAAGCGCATGAAGTTAAGCAAGAGAAGGTTCGCCAGAGAATAAGAAAAATATTCTTTGAAGACATGCTTTTGATGTTTGCTAATATGGAGGCGCGGGAAAGGGTAACAGCCTTTGAGATTCAAGCTCGCAAGGAAGAGAAACTTTTAGTCCTTGGACCAGTATTAGAGCGTTTGAATCAAGACTTACTGGATCCTCTTATAACAATTACTTTTGACATAATGGCTAGGCAAGGTCTGATACCTACGCCGCCCATGGAGCTACAAGGGCAGCCCCTCAAGGTTGAATACCTATCAATCATGCATCAGGCACAGAAATCTACTGGACTGGCCGGCCTAGATAGGCTTAAGCAACATGCAGCTGAGATGGCTCAAATATCTCCTATGACTATGGATAAGTTTAATCTTGACGAAATATCTGATGAATATGCAGAGATTTTGGGTGTTCCTCCTAAGGTACTTAGATCAAACGAAGATGTTGCTAAAATCCGCGAGGCTAGGGCACAAGCTCAAGCGGCTCAACAACAAGAATTGTCTGATAGGGAGAATCTAAAAGCTGCTACACCTATTGCTAAGATGGTGCAACAGTGAAAGCGCTAACAAAAAACGCTTCTGATGTTGAGCAGGTTAAGTCTGCTGGGAAGAAACAAGCCGATGTCTTTAGGCAAGAAAAAGCTGATGTTAAGGATATTCTTAGCTTAAAGGCCGGTAGGCGTTTTATTTGGAAGTATCTTAACAAATGTAGTATATACCAAACATCTGTATCAGCAGATCCCTATATGGTATATTTTAATGAAGGTATGCGGAATATTGGATTGCAGTTGATGGATGACATCAATAGTTGTGATCCAGAGCTTTATATGCAAATGCTCAGGGAATGTAATCAAGTAGGAGAAAGTGAAGATGAGTGAAGCAGCTGTTGCGGAACCTACCGCAGAGCCGGAAGTTAAACCGGAGGAGAAACCGGAGGAGAAACCTGGCGAAAAGCCTGCCGAGGCTACACAGGAAGATTATACCTTGTCGCTTCCAAAGGATGCATTGTTGGAAGCTGAATCTGTAGAGAGGATCGCTTCTTGGGCTAAAGAACGAGGACTCTCAAAAGAGGATGCTCAGGCAGTCCTAGAGCGGGAGAACGCTAGTCTAGTTGATTTTCGTAAATCTTCTCTGAAATATGCAGAAAATTTGCGTGAATCTTGGACGGCTGAGACGAAAGCAGACAAGGAGGTGGGTGGTGCCAAGTTAGAAGAGACTATCAAGATAGCCAAACTAGCAATCGACAAGTTTGGCGATCCTGAGCTGGTAAAGCTTTTAGACTCTACAGGGCTTGGTAATAATCTAGGCGTTGTGAAGCTGTTCTACAAAATAGGGCTCTCGTTAAAAAACGAAGCGCTAGTTATGGGACAAACGCAGAGCGCCGAGAAAAGATCAATCGAAAACATCTTATACGATACTAAAGAGTAAGTCAGGAGGCTTATAATGGCTACACTTGCAACTACTGTAGCAACTCTTACCGATTGGGCCAAACGGTTGGATTCAACTGGTAAGATTCCTGCGATTGCCGAACTGCTCGGCATGACGAACAGGATTTTGGATGACATGCTGTATCAGCAGGGGAATCTGCCCACGGGTCACCGAGTGGTGGTTAGGACCGGACTACCTACTGTTGCGTGGAGATTGCTCAACAAGG